CGCCTTTATCCTCACTTCTTAATGAGCTATCACTGTCAATAATTGATTTGTCAAATGGAATACTCGCATTAAATACGATATCGTGGTCATCACAATGCACGTATACTTCTACGCCGTCGCCACTACCTACAACATTCGTAGCTTTAACTTTTAGACTGAAGTTATCCATAAAAAATTGTTCGCCTCGTTTGGCAATTTTGTCTTTATGCTTTTTCGCAAATTCAATCGCATCTTTTTCTGCAGGTGGTTGGAAGCCTTGTCCTACATATTTTGAAGCTTCCATTTCTTCTGGTACAGATTTTGTTTCTTTATTAGATTCGTTATTGGTAGTTGAACATCCTGATAGCAGTAGCGTTGCTATTAAGATTAATTTTGCCTTTTTAAGCATATTTCATCACCTATTTATGTGTTTGTAAAACTTTTATGTTTGAAAAAGCTACTTATTCTCAATGAAAACAAGTAGCTTTTAATAAATAATTAGTATACTGCTAGTTTTTCTAATTGTTCTTTAACTTGAATTAAGTTTGAACGAATTAACGAAGCAGATTGATCCATTGTTTGAATAGCTTGCCCTTCATTTTCGTTCAAGCCATTACAAACAACTTCAAACTGTTGTGCCATTTGATCAAGACGTGCATGAGCTTGAGTGTTTAAAATAAACATATCATCATAATGAGATGGTAAATTGACATTTCGTCGTTGTACGCAAATGTATAAAACCCTTGTTATACCAAGTTCTTTATTATTTTTAACCTTTTAAATTTTCCACAAGTGTTTGCCCTTATTTAAATAATCCGCCCTTTTTTTGCCCTGAAAAAATAACCACGTCAATTAAGACGTGGTTACCCTAATATAGAAAGAAAGTGTTTGTAAATTTTAACATATTTAAGATTTTTTGATTATCTATCTGTTTAGCTCATAGGATTTTTTTCCTTAGATTGAGTATCTATTAATTTAACTGTATGATTTTCCCAATCAACTTCATAAATTGATGTATGAGTTGCTCTATTTTCATCTTTATAATTATTACCTATCCAGTGAAGTTGATTCCAAAAGTTTGTATATCTATCCATTTCTCTTTGATAAGTAACAGTAATTTTTGATTTTTTTGCAGCGTTTTGTTTTCGAGATAGGACACCAATAAATTCTGGATTGAAGTTACCTCTGGATAACACTGGCATTTTGTGATATTCCAAGAAGTTTTGTCCAGCATTTAAGTTGCTTTGTCTTGAGCCTAAAAACATTTCATTACCATAAGTTGAATGATAACTATCTCTGCCATATGGTCCCCAACCATTATTCATAATTTTATGTGCTTCAACATCCCAACCAATTTTTTTGAAATTAGTTCTTTTATCTAAGCTAGTTCTATAGCTTTCTTGTTTATAGTTAATTGTCTCTGAAAAAGATTTTGAACCATTACCTCCACCTGATAAGCCGTTAGAGATATTAATATCTCCACCATAAGAATAACCTACCGTTTGTTGTACTTGAAATTCTTCATTTTGATTTTTAGGTGCATAATCTACAACGTTTACTGAGTCATTAGAATCTGAATTAATTGAAATGTTGTACTTAGAACCCCAATAAAATTGAGAACTAATAGTGTCTTTTGGATTTGGCTTTGTATAGCCAGAATAAATGTTTCCAGCAGCTTTGAGTATTAATGTATCTTTATCATAACTTTTATCTTTAATAAAATTAAAAGTTAAAATCTGAGAAATTTTTAACTTATCGGAATCTGATGTTGCAGTTGTTTTGTACAAAGTAATTTTATCATCAACCTTTTTCTCACTTACAGGTGTGATATGTTGAGCTGCATCAACTGTATTGGATAGCAAAAGCAATGCAATTGATGTAACAACTGATGATTTGACTATTTTTTTCATATCAATTATGTCCTTTCACTTTAATTTCATGAGTTTTCCAGTTCACTTCATATTTAACTGTGTAATTTCTGTTTACAAATGCGTTGTGTATTCTAGATCCTTCTAAATAACTATTGCCATAGTGTGTTGTTCTTCTAGTAGCATGAGTAACATCCATATTTCTGCCATACGTTATTTCAAATTCACTTGTATCTCCTGAGCCTTTTTCATGAGAAACAGTTGCAATAAATGAAGGATTGAAACCACTGTGTACTAATGGGGGTAATTCATTGTCTGGCACAAAATAGTCTCTCGGATTTTGACTATATGGTTTATATCCAACAAATAAATTTGGATCATGTCCAGACATTTTACCTAATGATGTGATAAATGAATTAGCTTTTATTCCCCATTGAACACTTTTTGAATTTTGATGTTCTACTTCACTGATATAGTTTTGTTGATTATAACTAATTGTTTTTGAATAATTAAATGAACCATTACCTCCTGTTGATGGACCACTATTAAAATTACCACCTATGTTATAACCTAATGTTTGACTAACATTTACTGAATCTATTTTATTTTTAGGTAGATAATTTATTAAATCTACATTGGGGTCATTTGTTTTGAGACCAATATTGTATTGGAAAGGCCACCTCATTGCTTTTATATGATCTGTGTTTTTGTAATTGTAATAAGTAGTCTTTGAATTGATAAAACCTTGCATTTTTAAAATCAAAGCGTCTTTGTTATACTTTTTATCTTTAACAAAATCAAACTGAATATTTTGTGTGACCCCCCACTTATCGCTACTTGTATCTTCTGTTCTTTTGACTACCTCAGCGCCATCACCAATATTCTCAATATTGTTATCAGCTTTAGATTCATGAAACGAAGTAGCAATAGGAGTGATTATTCCTAACGACAATGTTGCAGCTAATAGTCTTTTTTTGACCATAAAAATCATTTCCTTTCTTTATAAATTTTATTACATTTTTATATTAAACCTTTTCAACTTTTAATAAAATTAAATATTTATTAAAAGATTTACCGAGTTTAAAATATCTACAAATGTGTTTTTTTACTATTATTTCGAAAAAAACCCGTTCATTACCAAACAAATTATAAATAATTTATATTTTGATTGATAATAAACATAAAACCACGATATAGTTGACCATAACAACTTTTTAATCATAGCACACAATACGAACACAAAATAATTTATATACTAAAAACGTTTGTTTTTTTAAAATTTAATATATTCATGTAAAAATTAACTGTTTATTAATTTTAAATAATAGGCAAGTACCGAAGTACCTGCCTAAGATTCATCATATACAATTATCAAACTGCACTAAACTTACCAAAACTGCTTATTCTATTACCTGCCTTGTCTACCTCTCCTGTAGCAATATAACGACGTTGTCCACTATTAGCAATATAAGTAATCCATCTATAGCCATTGATACAATATGCGCCGTCATATTTGATTGTTGCGTTATTAGGTAATACACCAGTAATTCTTGAATTAGTTGAATAGCCGTCCCTTACGTTATTACCTTTAACATTGGCAACTGTGTAATTACCAGCCTCTTTTTTATAAGGCACATTATTCTTATCAAGTGTATAACCTGCTGGCACTGGTGGATTTTTTTGGTTTTTAGCTGATGTTTTAACATTACCAGCTACCAAACCACCTATAGGCTTACCATGAATCGCACCAGCTATTAATTTAGAATACAAGTCATAATTCTTCTTAATCCAATCCATATCTTTTTTATTAGTAATAAAACCTAATTCAGATAAACGATAATTGATATTTATTTCTGCTGATACATTAACGTTCAGTAAATCATTACGAGGTGTTACACCTCTTATTTGTCCTAAGTTATTTTTAATAACATCTTGTATACTTTTATCAATAGTATCTGCATTGAATTGACTTGAAATAATAACATGCCCACCACTTGCACTTTCTCCTGCTGCGTCTAAATGAATCTCTAGAACAATGTCATACCCCTGTGATTTAACCCAATATAAGCCATAATCTTTATTATTTCCTACATTAACACCGTAAGCAGTATCTTGATACATATCTTGTGATTGACTTGAGCCACCATATAATGCAACTTCGTGACCTGCATGTCTTAAATACTTAGCGATATTTGGTGTTATATATTTACGGATAAAATCACGTTCATTTGTTCCGTTTCCGACTGCTCCAGGATCGTTATAACCATGACCGGCTACAAGCATAATTTTTTTAGGTTTAATTACTGCTTGCTTTTTGGCAGTTGCTTGCTTAATAACGCTTTTAGCTTTATCTCCAACACTTACTTTATCTGGGAAATTTAATCTAATAAAATACATTGGGTCATCGTAATAATGAACATGTCTTGTAACGGTTTCGGGACCCCAACCAGGTTGCGCAACGCCATTTGTCCAACCTTTACCATTCCAATTTTGGCCAAACGATGTGAAAGTGTTTAGATTAGCGCTCTCAACAATTTCAACATGTCCAGCTCCGCCACCATACTTTGACGGGAAAACGACAATGTCCAACTTTTGCGGTAAAAAGCTATCATAGTTTTTAATTATTTGCCCGTATTTTTCAATCCTTGCTTTATTATCAAATGGAATATTATAAGCGTATAAACCTTGTAACCTTTCGCCTGTTGCTATCATAAAAAACATATTTGCGTAATCGTAACACTGAAATCCATAAAACAAATCAGGATTGAACTGCTTCCCTAATGAATTATCAAACCATTTTTCTGCTTGGTTTTTTGTTATCAACATTGGTCAACACCTACCCTAAATCATTTGTGTCGTTCATATTCGTAGGTGTCATTACTTCTTTAATTGGCGCTTGCCCTGTTGCTTTTCTATACTTGTTTTCAGCTTTATATTTCTTTAGCTTTTGATTTGCCCATTTACCTTCTTGAGATGTTGGATTGTCTTTATACGTAGTATATAAAGCAACAACAGTAAGTATTATTGATGATATAGTCTCATCGTCTACTGGAATCGGGCTAATACCTTTGTTCGCTAAGAATTGATTTACTAATGCTAAGATCAATACGATGTATCTTGTTATTACTTTTGCATCCATTTGTTTGCTCCTTTTTTCCAAAATAAAAAGCCAGTGCCGAAGCACTGACCAAAAACATTATTTACATTTATGGACCATACAAATAGCATGACAACCATCTTGCCCAACTCATTTTGTCCACCTCCCTTAAGGTAATAACGCAGTAATTGATGCAGTAATGACTGCAATCATAACAATTGTTACAAGCGCCCATATGGCACCTACGAGCCATTTATTTTGGGCGAGTGTCTTTTCTTCATTTTTTTGTGCAACATCTACTTGCGTTTGATACCTTTCTTCAATTCTGTTTAATATCTTTGTTTGCTCTAAATTCTCATCTACAACTTTATCTTGCTTGTCCTTAAGTTCTTTATGAGATTCTTTTAGTTCTTTATGATGTTGCTTTTGTTCCTCTCTAAGTTCAAGCACATGATCAGCTGTTTCATTTGCTAGTACTTCAACATCATCCACACGTTCAACTAATTCAGAAAGCTCTTTTTTTATTTTCTGAATATCATCCAAAACTACACCTACTTTCTAAGAAAGCTATGAGCATAATGCTCATAACTTAGTATAGTTACATTATTTCGCTATCAACTGATTTATCAGATGACAAGTCAGTTCTATCCACAACTTCTTTCACAACTTTCACACCGTTTTGATTGCCTGTTAATTGATATAAAAGATTTAAAGTTTCAGCAATCTTTTTAGCGTTTTCCTCAGATTTAAAATCTTGTGCATAACTTGCTGAATCGGACGTTGTAAAACTGCCTACAAAATCTTGATACAAAACGCGCTCTGTTCCCTCTTTGTCAATTTGTACTAAAATAAATCTCTCTGTTTTTTTGATAATTTCATTTGCCATATTAAATGACCTCCTTAAATTTTTGTATAAAAATAGTGCCAAGGATTACTCTTCCTCAGCACTTTTACTTTTTTCATTTTGTTCTTGTATATATGCTTTTAACATTGCATTTTCTTGTGTTAGTCTTGTGATTTCTTGCGATAAATAGTGAATTGTATATTGTGGATTGGCTTGTAAACCTTGATTGCTATCATTCATTTATTAATTCCTCCAGTTTTTCGATTTTTGATTGCTGGTTTTTAATAATAGGTATTAAATGAACCCAAAGTCTATCGTATGCGATACCTTCGATTTCTCCGTTGTCATCATAAATAACAAATTCATTAAAATCCTAATTCTTCAACCTCTTCCGCTATTAAGCCAGTATGTCGACTAAGTTTAAAAGTATCATCAGATAACTTTTTACCACTTTCCAATTCTTTAGCCATTATTTCCGATTCATATTTGTCAAACCATGTACGAATTGGAAGCTTTAAAATCTCTTTTGAATGACTGAACTGATCGTCTTCATTGATGTATTGGTTTTCGATTGAAATTTTATACTTTTTGGCAGAAGTAGCACGCCCAATTGTTCCAGCAGAAGTAATGTGTAAGTTAGCAGGTGCTGAATAAGTACGCTTATAAATAGAATTAGAAGCGACTCTATCGCCAGCATTATCAGAACCTACCGCCAATAAATCATAACTTTGAATGCTAACGTAACTATTTCCATCTCTTCGTTTAACTAAGTTGAATTTGCCCATACCTGATTCAATTGTAGTGTCTCCGCCTGTAGCATAGTCACCATTAACGACTTGAACCAATCCTTTATTGCTACGTTTAGAAAATCTTAATCCAGCACCGTACTTATAGTTTTCATCTGAACCAAACATGATATAACCGTCAGTTTCGTATGCACTATCAGCGTTTGATAATGTGAATGCGAAATCGGTTTAAACCAGGTTTATTTTTGGTGTTCGGAGATAAATATATCGGTGCTTCTCTACTTTCAATATTAGCTGAAGCATATGAATCGATAATAATTCGGTTGTAGTCAGATGTTAAAGCGACTACACCGCCATAAGAATTGATTGTTATGCCATTCATACCACTATCACTGTAAGTTTTATCCCACCATTGAATAGTACCGGATGAACCTCCGTCTTCGCCTTCTCCATCAATATATGTTGAAATACCAAAATGTGACATATAAAGTGAACCGCCTGCGGTATTATTTCTAAACCTTAGATGTCCATCTTTAAGACGTGTGAATATATCATCGGTTGATCGTTTGCCTTTCCAAGTTCGTTGTACGATTCCGCCAAGTTCAATAAAATCATTTTGAACTTGTACATAACGGTTAGCATTTCCGCCTTTAATACCAATTCTATTCACATTGATGTCAAGACCTTCATTTGATAAGTTTAGGCTATTAACAATGTCATTTTTACCAACTTTGTTATTAATATTATTTTTGCGACTACATTAAATTCTCTATTCGCTGTTATATCAACTTTATCGCCACTAATTTTCACGCCATCTTTATCAATAGTATGTGAAGTAATCGCCCCATTTTCGTCATACCTTAAATAGATGCCTTTCATAGCATTTACAGTGATGTCTGCTAACACTCTTGATAGTGTTCTTTTAGAAGCATTAAACTCTTCTTTAGTAGTTCTTAATTTGATTTCCTTACCATTTTGTATAATTTGAGAACCATAGCGAGTCAATGTTTTCCTCTGTGCATCTGTGCTTTCTTTGACCTTGTTGTCTGTATAAGCATTAGCTTTCTTTTCAGCGTTTCTAGCCTTTAGTTCTGCGTTTTGTTTTGCCTCTTCAAGTTTAGCTTGAGCATCTTGTATAGCGCGTTGCTCTTCTTCCGAAATTTTACCATCAGCATACGCTTGCGATTCCTTCTCTTTAAGATCATCTTGAGCATCAATGTATGATTTTAAAGCTTCTTGGCGCTTCTTGATTTGCTTGTTCAATACTTGCTTTAATCTCAGGATTATTGGACAAATCACTTAACTGGTCATCAGTATATTGTTTTTGTTCTTCCAATCCGTTTCGATATTCGTTTAACGTAACTTTATCTTTGATTTCACCTTTTAAAGTCGTTCTCTCAGCTTCAGCAGTATCTAAACGTTCAACAATACCGTCTTTGTCTGTTTTATAGTCCGATGTTTTTACATAGTCACGTAATTGTTCTTTTGTGGATTCTCTAGCTGCTTCAATAGCTGATTTAACAACATTAGGTTCTCCGACTAACTGCAAATCTTCATTCACCGTTAAACCAAATTTTGTTGCTATTATTTCCAACGCTTCTTTATATTTTTCATCAGTGTATTGTGACTGTAATAATTTAAATCTATCTGAAATGGCGATTTTGACATCTTCTACATCTGTATAAACATCTTGTAATTTCTTTCTATACTCAAGAAATAAAGTTTTTGTATCTACCAACCGACCAATCGTTGCAGTTTCGGGTGTCATAGATTCTAAATTATTTTTAATTTGATTATAACCATCAATCACAGCGTCTAAACTTGCTTGTAAGTCCGCTTTCAAATCATTATCTACTAAGTACTCGCTATTCAGTAATTCTGTAGCTTCTGACAAAAGACTAGCGTGTTGTATAGATAAATTAATAAATATATTGTTTAATTCACTGAATAGCGCTTTCTCTCTTGTTATACCACCTAATTTTTCAACATCATTTGGTGTTTCTTCAATCCATCGACCATTCCAATATCTACGCAAGACAGCAACATCAGGGTTACTTGTATCATACCAAAGCATATCATTGACTGGATTTTCTGGCGGTGTATCACTTTTGTGTATTTTGCGTTCAAAGTATTCTAATTCACTATCTACAACATCTTTTACTATAGTGTTGATATTGCTAATATTATCGTTTAACTTTTGATGTATTATGTTCAATCGCTTGTTAAACTCTTCTCGTAATTCTGATTCTTTGAACTCTTTAGGTTGACCGAATGTATATGTGCTATTTTCTGAAATTATGTTATATTCTTCGGCAATAACTTCTGCCTCTACATACAATGGCGGGGTTAAAATCTCTATGTTTTACTCTGACTGTATCACCAATTGATATAATCTCGTGCGGATACGTAACTTCCAAATCAGTAGAAGTAATCTCATATGACATAACTGCCGACTTACGTTTATTTAACTCTGTTTTGGCTAAAGAACGCAACCGTGTTACATTCATATTTTGATCATCTGATTGAGGTTCGTATATTCCCCAAATATAACGGGTAGGTAAGTTGAATTGGCTTTGTGCTTCGTCATCTGTCACAACTAGCTCTAAACGCTTCCCTTTGTCATTTTCAGGTCCCACAGCAATTAATGCTGTTTTGATTTCTGACATATCAATCTTCCTAGTTAACCCGACTAAATCTTTACCATATTCAATTTCTTTACCTTTGAATAAGCTGTTTTTCTTTTTGAGTACTACATATCTACCTTTGACGGTATTAGAGCTAAGCTCAATATAAAAATCTAAAACCATTTTATAGGTTGTACATAATTGCTTTAAAACTTCATATCTAGTTTGATAAGAAGTCCATGACGTAGTACGTAAGCCATCGTATTCGGTTTGTTCAGAAACTTCCCAACCTGTATCGCTCAACACATCTTTCAATGCTTCTGAAGTTGTCTTTTTCTCAAATTTTCCTGGTGCATACGGTTTAGCTGTTGTTATATCAGCAAGATAAGACGCTATACATTCTATCTCTGTGTAGCCGTCCATCGTATCTTGAACCCAGTTAATAATAAATTCACGCCATTGTTTGTTTGAATCCCTTATAATAACACGATGTCGTTCACGGAAAACTTTCAGCTCTTTCTGATGATATGAGCAGTTCAAGCATTTCTGAATTGTCATTAACATTACGTTTATGAATCGCTCTAACTAAGGAAGGGTCATCAGTAGAAAGGAAATCTATAATCTTGTCGTTAAAATCTAAAACATGTATCACACTCTCATCTCCTTTCTATAAATATCTATCTTGCCATTTAACCGTCGTATCAAAGACGTTTTCAGGTTGTATGATTAATTCACTGTACCCAGAATCAACATTGAAATAATTACTTCCAAACGATTTCTCGCTCAACATTGGTTCCTCATTGATGACAACACTTTTTGCTTGCATATCTATTTTCACTAAATCACCTTTTTGTATAATGACATCCCTTGCGCCTTTCGGTTTCGGTAGAATCTCCGTATTGAATGAACCTAATCCATTCATCTCCATCCACTTATAACCGTTATACTTCGCACTATAGATAGCTATGATAGAAGCTGGACGCTGATAAAACTTACCGCCATCTATCCACTCCTTCTCATCCATATCAATAGGTTTACGTCTATCTGGGTCTTTAATGTGATCAAATTTCCAAGTTTTAATAGAAAATTTATTACCTACTCTTCTGAGCCGCATATAAACAACGATTCTGTCCAAGTTATACATTATCGGTTTATTCTGATAGTCGTATATCTTTTTGGGGTCTCCTTTTTGGTTATACAACGTAACAACAATATGTCCTATTTTTCTATCATGATATTTATTTTCATAACCAATAGAAGCAAGTAACTTACCATCACTATCATAAATATGTTGTGCTGTTCTTCCGGCACCTTTACCTTTTTGTTCAACAATACATTTATAGGTAATTTGAAAATCTGTCATCGCTTTAGGGAGCCCTCGTTTCGTGCCAGCACCAACCCAACCTTTTGCATCAGGAAAATTAGTTGCTTTATATCCTTCGCCAAGATTGGATATCACAAAGTCACCGCCGACCTTACCACCTAAGTCATTACTTGGAATATCTTCAGTAATCATCTTAAGTCCAACCTTTGAAATCACGAAACTCACTATGATAAACAGGAGGCATGTAATCCTTAACTTCTTTGGTTACCTCATCATCACCAACCATAAAATAATCTTCATCATTTTTAGTAATCATAAAGTAACTAGATGGTTTAATTGCTCGGGCTTCAACAATTAAAGGAGTGTCAGCAGTCCCACTATTTACAACTGAAACTTGGTCTGAAATCGCGGTGTTTTTGTTTCCAGTTACCGAGTATTTATAAGGATCTGTTAACACTACTTTTATAGTGAACTTCACTGAACCTCTTGGGTTTTTCGGTAATTTTAATGGACCATCAAAATATGCAAACCAATACCAGTTTTGAGATTTGAATTTAAGTTTTTTAGGTGTTAAATCTTTAATATTGAAGAACTTGACCAATGCTTCTAATATATCATCGTGTGTTTTTTCTCCACCTGGTGACAATTTTTCGTTTCGAATAATTAATGGTAAATCAAATTCGATATCATTTAAATAACGATTCTTAACAATAGATCCCGCTCTACCTTTTACGTTTTCTTTTTCAGTAACAAAATTAAAAGAGGGTATCTCGAACCCTCTTTGCACAACCAGCCATCCAATTGTTTTATTGTCTATTTGAATTGTATCTTGCATTAGATTATCGTGCCTCCTCTTCTAAATCTAACTCTTGTAGATTCGTGACGCTCTCGTTTATCGATAGAATTATTTACCTCATCTTCAAACACATACTTATTAATAACTGGTTCGTAATCCTTATCTGCAATAACTTGATTAGACTCAACCAAACTAACCAAACAATTAATAACCGCATCCAGTTTATTCTCCAATGTATGAATATAGTTTGTATCACTATTACTTATACTTGGATTTGGTAAGTTGTTTGGTCGCTTATTTTTAGAGCGGTTATCAATATCGTTAGCAGCTAAAGCTAATAATTTGTGTGCTTCGTTCGCTCTACTTGGATCAGTAGGTNATTATCCACTCTGGATATCCTTCTTCCCCTAAGTGATACAATCCGTTATAGACTTTGCCACCAGTAGCATATGCGTAATCACCAGCGCGTTTGAACGCAGCTCTCCATGAGCCTGTTCTTGGTACCCATTTACCCACAATATATCTCATAGCCGATATAGCTTGATGAGTTGGGTTGAGAGGATTATTGTAACCCGACTTTGCGTACGCTCTAAATGAAGGATCTATCATTTGGAACATACCTCTTGAAGGTATACCAGCTCTTGCGTTGCTATCCCAATTATTGACTGCATTAGCTGTATAATTGGATTCACGACTCGCAACACGCATCATCTCGTTAGTAATCCAACTCGCCTTATACCTTCCTCCTAAAATATTTTGAGCAGCCTTAATAGCTCGTCTAGCATTAGCTGCACCATTACCACCGGGTGTACTTTTGCCGCCCCCATTATTCTTTCTTAACCACGGTAACGGGTCTCTATGTCTTCCATTCCAACGCATCTCATAATGTAAGTGAGGTCCTGTACTAAACCCCGTATTCCCCGATATACCAACAGTCTGTCCGACCCTAACTTGTTGACCAGTTTTAACTTTATATTTAGATAAATGTGCATAAATAACTTCTAAGGCGCCCTTTACAATTTTCACCCATTTTCCATAACCACCATTATGAAAAGGCATAACTTGTGCTCTACCATTAATGGTTGATGGAACAGGTTCGTAAATGTAATCAAAATCCAGACCTTCATGGAATGGGCGTCCGGTTTCTCGTGTATAAGCAGCAGTGTGACCGTATAAGTAACGTAATTTACTCATATCTAATACACCGCCATCACCCGACTCTGCGAAAGCATCCTCAAGCCACTTGATTGCACTTTTCTTAATCTTAGACCATGCAGCTTTTGTTATATCGCCAGCAATACCCATACCTTTAGTTAGAGAACTGAAATCAACTCCAAACGCTTGAAGTACATAATTTAAAAGTTTGCCTGGATTATCGATAAAGTCCATGACATCACCAACTTTATCGCCAAGCCACTTTGTACCTTTACCTATTTGATCTTTTGTCCAGTTAAATGCCGATGATGCACTAGATTTAATATCTTTCCACATAGTAGTACCGAAATGAAATCTCGGAAGCGTTCCGTTTAACATTGAATAAGTTTGTGCACCGTTGTATACTTTTGAGCCTTTAGGTAAATAAGCAGTAGTGTCTGTATTAGGTGTGATTACACGTTTACCATTAGGGAATTCAATCATTTCATTTCTAAAACCATTTGGACCATTTCCACGTCCTTTATCCCCAACTGTAGCGAATGTATCACGTGCAATCTTACCGTTCTTAACTAATCTTGTAGTAGTATGTGTGTGCTCTGTACCAGTGTGTAACCTAGGTATTTCATCCATACCTAACTTACCACCGACCCAGTTTAAGCCTTCAATTAATTTATTAAGTCCTTTTTTAATAGCATCTACCATACCGCCGATATGATCTTTAATTTTACCAATGATAGATTTTAAACCGTCACGCATGTTTCCGAAGATATTACGTACTTTATCCCACAAACGACCAGCTATACCTACCGTGTTATCTTTAATAGAGTTCCAGATGTTTGACATCCAATTTCTTAATTTAGTAAATATATCTTTCGTCGCATTCCATAAACTTGTGAATTTAGACCTTACACCCGTAAATAACGAATGAGCCTTGCCGACGGTATTGCTTTTGATATTATTCCACGTACTAGATAACCAGTTTTTCATATTAGTGAAAATAGATTTAACACTATTGTATAAGAAACCAAAAATACTTTTCGTTGCATTCCAAATTGCAGATAATGATTTTGTGAAAATACCTTTGATAACACCCCAGATACCGGATATTAAACCTTTAAGCAATCCACCAAAGTATCTAACAACACCTAGAATCTTACCTACAAACCACAGTTGTATTAAATTCCAAATTAACTGCACAGTACCTTTCAGTATCATTACAATGCCGTCCCAAACGCCTCGCCAGTTTCCTGTGAAAAGACTAGAGAACACTTTGATAATACCCAAAATAATATTAATAGCCCCTTGTATTACACCTTTGATATTTTCCCAAGTGCTGACAATCAAAGCTTTAACCGCCGGCCAAATAAATTGCATCACTTGCCAAATCGCAAACATGATTGCTTTAATAATAAAGTTAAAAATAAATTCAAAGGTTGCTTTAATGAAACCAGCTATATTTTGCAAAGCTTGTGTTATTTCTGAGCCGTTCTCTTTCCAGAAAGAGGCTAATTGAGCGCCTATCTCTTTGGCGAAACCAACGATTGCATCAACTACTTTAAAGAAAGTTGTTCTAATCGTATTAACTACATTTTGTATTCCTGCTACAGTTTCGGGTGGAAATATCTTCTCTAGGGTAACCGCGCCTTTACTATCACCTTTGAATAAATCAAAGAAACCTTGTAACGCTAGTTTAGCTGCTTTAAATGCGTTTGCTACACCAGAGATTGCCTGATTTACAATATTTCTAAAAGTTTCTGAACGTTTATAAGCTTGATAGAAAGCTATGCCAATACCAACTAATGCACCTACAATTAATGTTATAGGCAACGTTAAACTTGATATCGACACACCTAAAATCGGAAATAGTTTAACAAGTGATGCGATTTTAGTTCTTAAAAACGCGAATAAACCACTAGCTTTATTAACGTTTATTAACAAGGGTCCTAAAACTGTCATTGCATTCCCCATCACGCTGATAAATAAACCGAACATAAAAACTAAAGGACCTAAAACTGCTACAAATAATCCAAACCCAACAACCGCTAATTGAATTGACGTTGGTAATTTAGTAACCCATGTCACTACTTTGCTAAAAGCACTTACTATAATCTTTAGTGCTGGTTCTATTCTGTCATAAATCGTTAAGGCTAGTTCTTCTAATTGCGACCTTAAAGTTCTTAATTTCCCACCTAAACCAGATTCCATTGTATCGGCCATTCTTTTAGATGCGCCGGTAGATGAATCTATAGATTTGGTTAACTTTTGATAGTCTTCATCAGAAGCATTTATAATCGCTAATGCTCCTGACATCGCTTCTTTACCAAATATTGTAGCTGCAGAACTAGCTTGTTGGTCTTTTGAAAGATGTTTAAATTTTTCCCTCAGTTGGTCTAAAAGCTTTCGCATAGGAATCATTTTCCCATTACTATCTGTAATAGATATTCCTAAGCGTTCCATTTCATTCCCCATAGCTCTAGTTGGACTTGAAAGATTGGTGAACATTGTTCGTAACGCTGTACCTGCTTTTTCACCTTTGATACCAGCATTACTCATTAAACCTATCGCAATAGATGTATCTTCAATCGTGTAACCTAACGCACCTGCTACAGGAGCGACATATTTAAAAGCTTCTCCGAGTCCTCTGACATCCGTATTTGCCTTCGAGCTAGTTTGTGCTAAAACGTCCGCTAAATGACCACTATCCTTTGTTTTTAAACCAAATGCCGTTAGTCCATCTGTAACAATGTCACTTACTGCTCCCAGTTCTTCGCCAGATGCTGCCGCTAAATCCATAACTCCGCTTAAACCTTCCATCATTTGCTTAGAATCCCAACCAGCAAGTGCCATGTAATTTAATGCTTCAGCCGAATCTGATGCACTAAATTTTGTTGTTGCACCCATTTCGCGAGCCTTTTTCTTCAAAGCTTCAAACTCTTCCCCAGTAGCACCTGAAGTTGCTTTAACTTTTCTCATACTGTCATCGAATTCAATACCTTTTTTAGCTGCTACAGCAAACCCAGCAACCACCGGCGCAGTTACATACATAGTCATGTTACGGCCTACATTTTTCATACTGTTACCAATTTCTTGAAGTTTAGGACCAAAATTATTAAAGTTGGTACCAAGTTTTCCCATTGCAGTATTTAATGCTTTCTGCTCTCTTTGCATGTCTTTTAATTCTTGTGTGGCTTGGTTTAACTCTCGCTCATATTGGTTTAATTTAGCGTAAGCTTCATTGTATTTAGCAGCCGCAGCTTGTGTCTTTGCACTGTTTTCACCAGTTTCTTTACTAAGTTTGTCATAACTATCTTTCAGCTCTTTAGTAATCTGGGCTTGAACTTTTTGTTTTTTACTCAAACCTTCGACTTTTATCTTCGACTTTTCTAATGAATTATCATATCTAGAAAATTGTGATAAATTAGCCGAAAGCTCACGCGAAACCATTTTCATTTGCCTATTTAAACCTGTCACACCTCTATTGAATCCAGAACCATCTAAATCAACCTTTATGACCATATTACCTATAGGATTAGGCATTTAAAAACCTCCTTTCTTCCAAGATGTAAATAAAAAATCAACCTTTAAAGGCTGATTAAAAAATATCTTTAAAACTTTTCGCAGTTCGCTTTGTTTCAATCTTCGATTCGACAATGTCTAAAAAGAAGTGTATCGGCATGTTAGCCACTTTTTCTGCATCCATGCCCTTTTCTATCAAATCTTTAGCTATTTTCCTGTAATTGTTGTAGACAGCTTCAGGTGTTAAATCTTCTTTTCTTATTTCTGATTCTCTGTCACGAACTTTTTTGTATCGCTAGGTTCCCCACCTGTAATTCGTCCAATTAACTGTCCAATCTTTTCAATACCTTCTTGACCATTTGGTAATCCTTTTTGAAGTTCTATACTGGTAAATTGATTATCAAAAGCTTCAACGATGAAATCCAAAACTTCTTCTAATACTTCCATTTGTACAGCCATGTTGTTTTCGTATTCTTCTTGCTTGTTTTTGTATTCTTCCTGTTCTGTCACACTTAAGTTATTAAATTCTTCTTCTGTTAGATCTTTAAAATCAGCCCCCTTAAAGGCTTTGTTAAGTTTCAAACCTAATTTTGAACCTTGAATTGTTTCAAACAAAGTAATAATCGGCTTCGCTAAATACTTTTGATATTGCGGCTTTCCTGTTTTTGTAAATCCTGTAATTAATTCAATTGATGTACGTTCCATTATTAAATTCCTACTTTCTTTTTAATTTGGCCAAAATAAAAAGAGGGCATTAAGCCCTCAAAACTTACATTTCTAAATTAGATTGTACTGTAATTTGCACAGTATCAGTTTGCTTTCCTGCAGTCGCTGTAACGGTCGCATTACCTTCCGCCAAACCTTTAACGAGGCCAGTTGATGTTACGCTAGCATACGTTTGCCCCTCAGTCACTGCATAAGTTACTTTCTGTCCAGATGGTTCGGTTGTGGCTGATAGTTGTTTAGTAGCATCAACTTTAACTGTAACTTGTTCATCAGTGACGTTTACAGAAGTGACTTCAACTTTTTCTGTTTTTTTCATTTCTTTTTCTACAGGTTCCATATTTTGTTCTCCTCGACTAGACATGAATTCATCATAAGTTTTACCAAATGTTTCCATGAATACATAATCGCGCCCTGTAGTGCTTCCTTTTTTATCATAGCCAGTAACATGCGAGCTCTCATCAAACAAACGATCAATAAAATTGCCTTCTACGTCGTCATTCTGGAATTCAACTTTATCTTGTTTTGTTTGCCCTTTGATGCTTGAACGAGTGAATTTACCTTTGAACAAGCCAACCCATTCTGAAGACTCATCATGATTACGTCTTTCAAATACAATCGCTACATCTGGCGGGATATCCTTAGCTCCATATTTATAACCACCTACACCTTTTTTAGCGCCATTCAAGAACGCCTTATCGTCAGCAGGAACAGTAACAAATGTTGTCTTAACACTTAGTTTACCATTAGATACAGCAGTTGCTGCGACCATATCATCCCCATAATCTTCCTCGGTATCTTGTGGACGGTCTACTTCAATTTCTTTTAAGAAACGAATACGTGTGCCAGCTCCAGTTTCCCATTCATTTTCTGTATCTTTTAAAATAGGTGCATAATAAAAGTTTGATACCCCAATTGCGATACCCGAAACTCCTGTATCTGCAAAATGTTGTAAGTTTAATTTTAAAAATCTTGGTGCTTGTTTCAATTTTTCAATCATTTAATTTTCCTCCAATTTCATTGATAAAATCGAGCCTTTTGCTCTTATAATATGTCTGAATGACATGACGTCACTCTCGTATAACGGTTCTCTGTAATAACATTGAAAATTTATCACTTTGAGTAACTCAACAATTTTTTCTGCTTGCTCGTTCGGTTCATCTTGAGACCACCAAACATCAATTTGGTAATGGTATTCTCTTGAAATCTCGTTATCATCAGCGTATGTGTCAGGATTGAACGGTAAGGGATATATACGAATAATAGGCTTGTCAGTTTTTTCGTGAAAATGGTCATCTATAGTGTAGTTAAACACATTCACTTCATCTGTAATGTTATTTGCAATAATAGCGTTTCTAATTAATTTGGTAACATTAATCATTTTTGCAACCTCTTAGCAGTATCAAGCATTGTTTTTAAAACTTTGTTTTTCCCTTGCTTTTCTGTTTTTGTTATAAACAATTGTGGTTTTTGGTACATTGTTCCAAATTCTGTTGCATGAATACGATGTGAGACGCCTTTAGCGTAACCAATTGTAACAATTTTCTCACTTGTGTGTCTGTCTGTTTTCACATTAGAAACAGCTATGTGATCGCGAGCATGCTTTTTAGTATTCGCAAAAGGTGTATTACTTTTTAAAAGCGGGACTAATGACATAGCCCCAGCTTTGACAATTACATTACTATTTAAATTCATTTTTAAAACTGCATTTTTCAAACCTTGTTCGATGTTATTACTTTCAATTCTTGCCCCCATTAAATGACCACCTCGCCATAGATACGCAAATAAGATTTATCTTGATAATCTGGCTTTACATATTTGATGTTAAATCTTTGCCCTTCATGCAAGACGTAATGCTTATTTGTTGGTTTATAATCACCTCGTGTATCTCTGATAATAATAGTTTTAATGAATTTGCTACCTGTATTGAGATTCGTTTGAGTGTCGGATTCTTTAGATTCTTGAATGCAAGCGAAACAAGAGTATAATATTTTCGTCTTCGGTTTCATCGGATTTCCGTTCACTCTCTCGCTTACATCTTCACAAAAATCTATACGTTCATTTAATTTATTGGAATTAAATTTCATCATTTTCACTCTCCAAAAATCGCTCAAATGAACCTCTCAATTTATGCACCGTACTTAAAACCATATGTGGCGCAAGCGATAAATCCCTATCCAAATAAGCAATACGGTTTTCAAAATAGTAACTTGCTAAAGGGTATATAGCACGAGCAAATAGAGGATGACTTTTAAACCAATCAATATATTTACTTGGTTCATCCGTAACAGCGCTAGCTATTTCATGGAATGCCCAAGAGTAATATATTTCTAATAAGTCGTCCTCTGAATTGTGATCTATTTTGCAATGCTTTTTTAATAACTTAAGTTCCTCAGCTGTTAATTGCATTCAATCACCTATTCTTCTTTTACTCTTTCAAGTATTACTCCATGCTCTTTCAGCTTTTTGTTAACATATTCAGCACGTTTTACTGTCATTTCAACACGTTTACCTGACTTTAAATACTGGCCTTTTTCCAAGTCAGTATAAGATTTCTTCACTTCATACATTGCCATAGTTTATCACCTCTTTATAAAGTATCGAGCGCTTATTATGCTTCTAAGCCAAGATCGCCTTCACCGCGTTCACTATCATCATATTCAATCACAATTGCTGATTTATAATCTAGAATTCTACAGTCTTGACGTACAGCAATCATTAAACATTCTCCGAAATGCATGTAGTCAGTCCATGATGCTTGGTATTGAGAGCGGTCAAATAAAACAATCGCATCTTTTAAGTTACCGATAATCAAAGTGTTATTACCTTTTTGCCCTAGTACTTCATCAGGTAAAATTTCGATTTTAGCTCCTAATAAACGCTGTTGCGTTTTTTCTTTAACATCTGGCTGGATTAAATAGTTTCCTAGCTTATCTTTCATTTTGTCTAATTTTGCAAACATAGTTTGCGAAACAATCGCAACATTATGTTCGTAATTTGGCTTAACATTCAGGTTAATAGCATCTTTAATATCATCTAAAGATTTTGCTTTTTTAACTTCTAATTTCTTGCCTTCTTTTTCAAAACCTGAACTTGTAGAACCCGTTGATCCTTTAGTGATAACATCAATAATTGCTTTGTTTCGTGTTGCTGCAATAGTTCGCGCCATCCATAGTTTCAATTCTTGCAAAACATTCACTTTTGCATCTTCGATTGCTTCACGTGAAATTCGGAAGTAACCACGGTGTGTATTAATGTCATATGCTAATTGGAAGAATGGTTTAACTGCTAATTCAGGGTTTTCTTCTAATTCTTCAACTTTTTCAAGGGCTGCAACTTCTGATTGTCGTACTACCGGATATTTACCAGAACCATTTGTAACACGTTTGACCGTCACATACTTATCAAGATTAAACTCAACCTCTTTTAATTTTAAAATATCTGTAACAATTTCCTCTGGAATAACTACAAATCCTGAGTCTGTTTTTAACGAACCACCTTGAATATCATTGCGTGTTTCAAGATATTCAGTAAAATCTCTAACTTCTTGTGATGTTACCTTTGTGTTTTGAATCGAAATACCTAAATCATTAATGTTTGCTTGGTTTCGATAAGTACGTGCTTCGTTTACTTCCACTGATTGTTGATTGTTTTCTGAAGTTCCATCTTTTTCTTTTAGCTTATCTAATTCTTCTTGTTTTTCTTGGATTTGAGAACGTAAATCAGTAATTTCTTGTTCTAATTTTTCTGCTTTTTCTAACTCATCGTTATTAAGTGCTCTCGTTGCATACTTCACCTTTAAATCAATTTGTCTTTTAATGTCTGAAATCTCAGATTGTAACTCTTCTTTTGTTTTCATTTAATTTCCTCCTAAAATTGGCATAAAAAAATAGACATCGCTATATTCAGCATGTCCAATGGCTGTATTTGATAATGGTGTTCAACTTCACCAAATATTATTTAATATAGAGTGTTTCTTTAGTCTTATTTCTAATTCTTTTTTACGTTGTTCTTTTTTAACGGTTTCAATACTACGTAATGCTGGTTTAACATCAGTGTCTTTGTAAGCCGGATAAGTCACTACAGAAACATCTGTAAGTTCACGAATTGCTGTTAAAGTACGTTTGTAAATGTTTTCTTGTTCATCAAAACGCACTTCATCGCCTTTATCGTCAAGCATAAAACCAAACGAACATTGATTGATGTTGCCTACACGCATGTTCTCATATAAATCACGTGCAAATGTTGTGTTTGGTAACTTACAACGATATTTAAGTCCAACATCATCAGTTTCGAGCTCCAAAGTACCCGATTTTGTCCTACCAATTATTTGCGATGGGATATGATCTACTAAACAACGCACATCAGATAAATCAGTGTTTTCTAAAGCGCGACGTGAAATCGTTTCTTTGAATCCACCAAGATTTTCAGACCAAGTGTCAAACTTTAACGCATACCCCTCTATGACCATTTCGTTGTTATCATTTGAGCGTACCTCAATAATGTTGCCAACTCTCGTTTCCTTACTCATTTTCCTCACCACCTTTCAATTTTTTATCAGTAGCTCTCGATTTATTCATCTGATACTCATCTACAAGTTCAATATTTACATGGTTTAAATCGACTCTGTGAATGCTACCATTACCGCCTGGTATTGGCGCTAATCCATCACGTTGTCTAATTTCATCGATATTCATCTTTCCAGAATCAATGTTAATTTTGTCAATTTCAGCTTGTGTTTTTTCATCAACAACTCGTATTTCAGTGGTATCAAATTTAAATTCACGATTCACATATTCATCATTAAACTTAAAATTCAATTCTGCACAAACGCATGTAATATAAGGTTTTAAAGTTGATAAGTAATCTAAATTAGCATCCGTGATACTCATGTTCGCTGTTTCTATGCCGAACTTATGCAATGGAATACCAAATACACCTGCTATTTCTCTTGTTGATGATTTGTTTTCTCTGATAAGCTTTAAAACTTCTGTATCAACTTCTAATTGATCAAACGTCATTGATTCATCGAGTACGACAACTTTCCCAGCTTGTTTAGTTCCACTAAAACTTTTGTGAAATTCTTCTCTGGCACGGTCTCTTGCTTTTTTATTATCTAATACACCTTTCATTTTCAAAATACCACCAGCATGTGTGCCATTTCGCAAGAAATTATTAAGGAAATCTTTTCCATTGTTATCTGATTCTATCGTGCGACTTAATGTGTCTAACAGTGACAAACCATTTATACCATCCAACGAATAAAATTTGATGTCTAGCATATCCTCAAACTTAACATTACGTTCTATATTATTTCCGTTACTGTCTATCCTTTGATGAAAATAATACAGTCGACCTCTTGCGTCTGATTTCAATTCTATTTCGGATGTCTTTCTGAACGTTAAATTCATAGGTTCTCCTGTTTTATCACGTGTAATTTCAATATAGCCGTGCGATGTTAGTAAGGCACTAACAAACACTACTAATTTGAATATATAGCCGTTATACATTGGGTTAGGACGTGTATTTAACAAATTAACAATCCTGTCACTATAATTAATTTGGCCGTTCACTGTCACCCTAATTGGCATGCGCGCCAAATCAGAAGCAATCATCATAACTGCAGTAAAGATGTCGCTATGCCTAATTGCTTCTATATCTTTATATTGTCGTAATTTTGTTCCTTGAAAACCTGGCAAAGTTTGAACCATCATTTGCAAATCATCTTCGTTGTATTGCAAGTCTCGTTTTTCATTTTTATAAAAAATCCCCACAACTACTAACTCCTTTCTTGATTGCTTTCGTGATTTAAAATCAACGAAATAACAATCAGTGTTATACCAATGCATAAAAGTCCTATATTTTGACCGAATGCTTTATACACAGAAACATTAACCACAAACAAACCTAATAAAAAAAGGATGCTAACCAAATTAGCAACCAAGAAATTAAAAAAGACATTTATTTTATTCAAGTCCATTTTGTCACCACCTTTAAAATCCGAATTCTTCGCTTTCATATTTCTCCGTCCAATTTTCTTGGAATTCGTGCATTCTAGCTTCAGTGAAAGCTGTGATAATCGAAATAATCGGATCTATTTTTTGACGATTCATTTTTTTATTTATTTTCACATTGTCTTCTCCGTCACGAATCAAAACGGCATTATTAACTGATGTTGTAAGTAACATATTATCGTTATGCTGTATTCTTTCATCTGCAACCCACATTCTAAATTCTTTAATAGATTGTGATAACGCCTTAAAACTTTGTCCCACTTCAATGAGTGGCCAATCTAAAGCCATTGATTCGATTGTTGTTATAAAACTTTGCGCATTCCAAGGGTCATAGCAAACAGCCTGTACATTCAGGTCATGCGTCGTTATAAATTTCACTATAAAATCGATAACTTGTTTATAATCAATCATGCCGCTATCTGATTGTGTAGTCTCAGCTTCTCCACGTTCAATCGCTAATTCATAATTTATTTTGTCTCTCTTAGATTTTTGTTCTAAGTTTGTTCTTAATCCAATGAAAGAATGACTATGTAAAAACACTTTTTTATCGTCGTTAGGGAAAATAAACCCTACAGATGTTAAGTCATCCAATCTCGATAAGTCGACACCTATATACACATCTTTACCATTGATATTAGGCATAGGCGTTATTACTTGTTCCCAATCTGAAATATCTAGCAAGCTATCTTCTCTTTGCGCTTGCCATAAATTGAAGTTTTTAATCAAAATCTTATGATACGATGTCCCTTTTTCTAATTCGTCTTGTATATCAGCTTTTACATTTTGAAGTATAGTTTTTCTATGTTCTTTTGATTCTAAAAGCGGCATTGCTTTAATCCACTTTGTTTCATCTTGAACTTCTTCTTGTGAATCCATTTCAGCACAATATACAAAGTAATTATCAGCTCTTACTCCTTCATTTAAAATACGTTTAATATACTTATACTCTTGGTACATTTGACTATTTAAATTGTCTCCGGCCGTTGAAACAAGTAGGGTTAAAGGATTTTTTTGTAATGTCATACCTGTTTTAAACCTTGAGTACATCTCATCATCAGGCATACTTGCCAATTCGTCCAAAATAGCAACTGTAGGATCTTTACCATCAACCGCATCTGGGTTATTGGAAAGAGGTGCAAACACTGAACTACTTAATACATCTTCAATGTCTGTCTTTCTTACGTCTGTTTTTTCACGGATAAACTTGCTTTTACTTCGCATTAGGTTTACTTGTTGGCTTGCCATCTTGAATATTGTTTGCGCTTGCTTATAAGTAGATGAAGCTACATAAATTTGTCTATTAAATTTAGGGTATTGTCCAAACAACAGTTCGTTAACGGACATTCCGGATACGATTAGAGACTTACCTTGTTTTCTAGCCATACTTATATAAGCTTTAGTAAACATTCTGTATTGACCTCTACGCCAGCCGTATAAGCTCCCAACAATGAATTTCTGAAACTCCATAAGAGGCATGGGCTGGTTTGTTTTAGGGTCTGGAAGCATTTCCACAAATTTAATTGCTTTGTTAGACAAATGATTATCCCAATGGCAACCATTCGGCGGGTTCTCCATAAAAGATAGGTGACGTTTACATACTTGAATATTCTTCAAACTTGCCAAAATTTCTCCTGAAACTACCTTTTTTGCGTATTTAGTAACATAATCAGTCATTACTAATCACTCACAAATTCCATATATGGATCATCATCTTCTTTTTCATCAGGAACCATAATACGCAATCGGCTATCAATAGTTAATCCTAAAGTATTAGCTGTTTGTTGCAATCGAATACCCGCTTTTTCCTTTATGTTGAACGCCGGATTAACCTTTTGATTTCCTTTGTCGTCTTCTAAAATCAAGTCTTCGCGCTCTAAAATCAAACTTGCTTTAACAAAGTCACTATAAAAACTACAATATTGTGCTAATTGTGCTTTATCTAAGTTGGAAATTGGCAATTCTTGCATGTGCGGTAATATTCTTAAGTATTCTTGTTTCGCTATTTCATCTAAAAAGTGCGGTGGTTCAGTATCGATTTTAGAAAATTTATTTAATTGAGCTTCTTGACGCTCTTTTTCAATAATTTCTTCTTTTGTATAATTCTTGTTCGAATTTGACAAAAGCTTCTTAGGTCTACCCGCCATAAATTAGCACCTCCTACTAAAAAAACTTAAATAAAGGGAATTTTTTGAGAAGAAAACTCTGCTCCGTTCTCCAGAACCTTTCATTGACGCCCGTTTCATCTTTGGGGGGGCTTCCTATTTTTATCTTTTTTAATATTTCTTCAAATCTTCTTTTGTCTTTTGGTTATGGCAAGCATCACACAAAGGCTGTAAATTACTTTTGTCTAATCTTCTTGCCCAATCAATTTTTGTTGGTACAATATGGTCAACCATAGTCGCTTGATTGCCACAAGAAACACAAATAAAATCATGTTCTAACAATACAATTCGACGCATGTTTTGCCACGTTTTCGATTTATAAAATCTTAAATACTCTGGATCGTTTCGACGTCTCAAATCATTGTAATTTTCATTTGCATATTGCTTGTGTTTATCACAATAACTTTCATTATGATTAATCAATACATTACATGTTGGATGACCACATCGCTTCATAATAGACAATGCACATCACTCCTTGTCGACTTTCTTAACATCTTGCACAGTTACTTGTCTATCATCTTTATCATTGCTAATTAACAATAAGTTTCCTATCGATCCATCAACAAGATACTTACTACCTTGAAACAATACTTTGTCTCCTTGTTTTATACCATTGTCTAAATTGATAGTCTGATTAGGTTTATTCATCAAGATAGTGTTAACACTATGACCAGCTATCTCATCCAAGTTAATACCTAACACGTTAGTAAGATTAGCTATATTCCACAATGCTTCGCTAAGTTCATTTATCATAATTCCTTTATCTATCGGTACATTACAAAACATATGCTGTTTAATTAGATCTGTAACATTGCCTGTAGATTGAGTTAAACCTAAGCCGTAACAAGTAATAGATTCATTTAAATTCAATTCATCATTGTGTGTACGTGTAGCTATCTCTTGGTACTTTGATATCTCCATTCTCCACCTCTTGTTTATAAAAATAAAAACCCTCACTTAATGTGAGAGTTCAAAAGAAATATAAATGTTTTGCTACACAGCAATTATAATAAAAAACAATATGTAGCATCAAAATTAGTCCGAACTGTACGATGTGTCCGAACTGTACGATGTGTCCGAACTGTACGATGTGTCCGAACTGTACGATGTGTCCGAACTGTACGATGTGTCCGAACTGTCGGTTTCTTGTTGCAAGTTATAAAGTATATTTACTATATCTTTTACTCTAGAATAAAAATTGTCTCTGCCTATATCAAGAATGCTCATGATCCTATTATGGCTTTCTCGTTGTTTTAACATTTGTAAAATATGATAATCTTTTTCATTCGTGATGTATTCTTCATATTCATCAATGAACGCTATCTTCTTAATCAAGTAATCGTACTTTCTAAGCGCTTTGTTTTTGTTTATAACTTTCACTAACACTTTATTGCTAGTCGTGCCTTTAGCTTTTGGCATCGCAGATTGATAACCATATTGTGCAATTGATGTACTTTCGTTATCGTAGACTTTACTGTCTATTATGTTCTTCATCCACTTGTAGTTATCTATCATTTCACGTATTTCTTTCCTGTTATACATGCAATACCTCCGATAATATAAATTACTTTTTAATATCGTTATTTATTCGCTTCAATTCAATCCTGTATTCTTCTAACCCGTTGTATCCCTTAGTTTTAACTACTTCATCAAGTAGATAATCATTCATATATCTGAGTGCTTGTATCTCTCTTGCACGATCACTATTAATACTGATACAAACTAATAGCAATATAGCAAATACAATAGTCATAGTAATCCACATCATTTAAATCTCCTCTTGTTTAAATTAATAATAATTCTTTCTTTTATCGAAGTTCTGTTTATTTTAAACTTTTGACTAAACTGTTCTTCAAATTTATCAAGATAAAGATTATAATCGTTTATTTTTCGTCGGTACTCTGAAGTGATAAAACTATCAATATGATTATAAGCTCTATTTTCATTCATTTTATTAATTATATTTTTTAAATAAGATATATCTTTTTGATATTCATTTATAATAGCAATTGTTTCCATAACAAAAGAAGGATTAAAAAAAATCTGATTTGTACTAAATTCATTGTTGAAACTCATCTTAAAATCTTCCATTGCCTTAACTCTATTTGATAAATTAATCATTTGTCTAAATCCAATAACATTTTCATACGCTTTTTTACTTTGCTTATCTAAATTATTAAAGACTTCAATATCAAAAAAATCTAAAAATTCATGCTGTTCTGTTGGAATAATATAAGCTCCAATCATCTTTTTAGCCTTTTTAAAACAATCTAAATATATCGGATATATTTGTTCTAAATTGATTTTTTTACGTTGTAAGTTAGAATCTGTAAAATACCTAAAAATCTCTTTAACTGAATAAAGCACAACACCTCCTGCTAAAGTATATATGCTTCCTATTATTTGCTCGTTCATTTTTATCTACCTCTTTATAATATTTTCTGAAAAGGAATCTATAATTTTATACATACCAAAAATTCCTAATGCATTTATTATCACTCCATCATCAATAATATATATGGATATTAAGAAAGCAAACAGCAAAACGATCAAATCATAAATAAATATTCTCATTATTCACTCACCTCCGCTCGAAAGACGTAATCACTCGGCGCCTCTACATCATCATTAGCCGTCATCATAATATATACTTGCTCAGTTACATACTTACCTAACTCATACATCGCTAGTAAGAATAATAGTCTCAAAATTTCTTTAACCACCACTAAACACCCCATGTTAATTTATCGATAATTTGTATAGCTTGTTTTAATGCGTCTCTTTTTTCTTCGATATCTCTATTATCGCCATCTTCATCAGCTGACATTAACTCACTGTCATATTCATATAATAGTTCTGATATTTCATTACTAGCTACTACTAATAAGTTTTCATCTACATCAATCGTTACCGTTTTCTTTGGCATCTCCATCTCTCCTTATCTTAACTTGTGCCTCGTATTTGCGCTCAGCTTCTTCTTTACTCTCTGCCTCAACAACTGTAAACGTCTGATTATCTCTAGCAGTAGTAAAATGTTCATGTGGTTGTCCTGTTGAATCTTTGAATGTTGTGACTAAGTATTGTGTCATTCCTCATAGCTCCCTTGAACTTGTTTGAGCTTACTCATAAAAAACATTACTAAAAATGCTATTAAGATATGCGTCTTTTGATGTTTATAAGCAAATGTAGATATCATAAAGATAGTAGCAAGCATTAACATTTCATATATGTTTGTGTGTATAGTCTTTTTACTCTTAAGAAAAATAATTGCTATGCGATAAAAGAGATAAACGCCAAACCCTATTAAAAATATTTCTAACATGTCGCTCACTTCCCCAAAACCTCCTTGACTCGATCTAAGATGTCTTTATACTCCGCTACTTCCGAAGCCTTTTGCTCCACGTTCTGAAACACACTCGAATTCCTCCACTTGCTTTAGTTCAGGTGTCCATATAGGCACGATAACCAATTGAGCTAGTTTGTCGCCTTCGTTGATTTGATAAGTTCCATATTGTCTTATGGCGTCACTCAAATCGATTTCTCCTTTAATATCAAAAACACCTGGTGTGATATAACCATTCGATGCAATAGCGTCATTCTTGATATTAATCCCTAAATTGCCGTGATATCCCGCGTCTATCTTGCCTGTTTCAATCACTAAATGCGTTTTACTACTTACACCACTACGGCTAGTTAATAGTCCGACATAGCCCTCTAGTATGCTTACAGCTACATCTGTTTTGATCACTGCCTTTTCTTGTGGCTCAAGTACGACAGTTTCAGCTGAGAATATGTCATAACCTGCATCCGTCTTATGATTTCGTTCGGGCATTCTAGCATTTTCTGATAATAGTTTTACTTGTAATGTGTTAGTCACTTTCCTGCTCCTCCTCATATTTATAGACCACTTGCCCCGTCATAATCCCTACTGCTTCATCAAGACCAATATCTTCTTTGAGTGCATCTTGCATAGCATTAGGTAAACCCTCAAGTATTTCATCAAACGCTTGTGCTTTCTTATACACGTCCTCAATCTCTTTTAGCAATCCCTCTGTGTCATTGCCGTTATACGCACTAGCACTGATCACTGATTGTTCAATTTGTTCGCGGTTATTCATTAGTGTCTTCCTCCATAAAATTTTATTGTTTATATCTCCTCTAAAATAAAGTTAGTTGCTTCTGTTCCTCGTATTCCAAACCATGTTGCTTTATATATATTTCGAGCTCTTCAGCAGTATCAAATGTCTTTTTAACGCCTTGCCAACCTGGTACGATATGCCCGTGAAAGTAATAAGTGCTGTTTACTACATGGATATGTGCCACTCCTTCGTTATCCTGATACAGATATCTCTTAGATCCAAAGAATTGATTTAGGTATTCTTTGCGTGCGTTATCTGTCATAGTCATCACTCCTTTTAACAATTAGGTAGACCAAACGACATGCATTCATCATATAGCTCTTCGTTCCTTATGCTTGTCTTATAGTTTTCAATCACATTGCTAACTTCTTTATGACTCATTGCTTTAATTTGTTCGTCTGTATATTTTTCGCAGTCTTCCAATTCCAGTTGTTCCTGTAATGACATCACATATTCAACTTGTTTTTGAGTTGCCATAGTTAACCCTCCCACAAATCAAAAGCTCTTTGGACGTAAAACTTCGCCTTTGCTAAATCCTCGTGTCCGTTTTTTAACGGCGCTCTTGACAAGTATTTGATTGCATTACCTATTGCGAATGCTAATTGTGGTGGGTACTGTGCCGTAACTTGTTCGATAAAATCTATAATTTCAATGTCGCCGTATGTGTAATGCGCCGGTTGCTTAACATTATCTTGCATTTCGTTCGCATCTACTTTTCTGTTACTGATTATGCTCATTGTGCTTCACTCCATTTCTTGAACATTTGGTTATAAGTGACATCGAACCAGTACGGATCACGTGAATGTTTTTGAGGTACATTAAACAAATGTGGCTTCTTTCTTCTTAGCTCAGCCTCTCTCTTTCGCTCTCTTTCCAATTTGCGTTCGAGTCTAGCTTGTTCCAGTCTTTCTATTGTTTTCTTTTCTCTGTACTCACTTAAACGCGTACCTTCTGGTGCGTCCATTGCTTCATGTAGTTCCCAACCGTCTTTTACTCTTTTAGAAACCATTCCAGGTGTTATACCGTGACTTTCTATTAATTCCATTTCAAATTTACTGAACCTATAAGGTTTATCATGTATCCTTACAATTCTTGCTGTTTTCGCCATTTATTCCACCTCTACATTTACATTTCTAATTTTTAAATTGTCATACTCTAGTATTTCGTCCGGATTGTTATATAAGTAATCTGCCAGTGCATCTTTTTCATCATCCACATCATCAAAATGCTGATATTCAACTTCGGTAGGTATTCTTATATCAATCGTTGCATTTATATATGCTTGTTGTTGCATTAAATCACTTCATTTCTCTTTTTCTTTTACGTCTGACTTTCACTAAGTCCTCATATACCATCCATTCTTGACCTGTGTATTTAGGCGCTTTACATATCCACGTTAAATTCGCATCTCTATACTGATATCTGAATATCTTCGCTTTGATGTTGGCAACTTCAGTCGCCTTACCTTTAACGTCTATAACTTCAACCAGTTTCCCTTCCTTCCACAAAGAGAAATCGGCTATATACGTAATCGGTCTTTGTTTCCCGAATTTAGGTTGTAATTCAAATTTCGGTTGTATTTCGATACGATCATAGTTAGTGCCATTCATATTACTTTCTAAATATTGGTAATATTCACACTCTACTTTGCTATCAAATACAATTCCTTTGTACTCAACTTTCTTAGCGTTGTATTTACTCATCGTCCACCTCTAAATATCAAATATCGTTGCTTGTAATCCTAGCTCTTGCTCATATAAAAGACCGTGAGCGCCTTTAAATCGTTTTAGGTCACTATCAGCCATGATTTTCTTTTCGTCGCTGAAATGGGCTCCTGTGAGCGAATAAACTTCATTTACGTTGTCTTCATGTTTGATAACCTTAATATCTTATGTGCCATCTTCTCGGTATAAGTAATATTTTTCTTTCGACATTTTTAACACTCCTTAATATTCGACGACAGCGGGGCGTGTGTGACGTTCTGCAAGTTTTTGGATAAATAGGTCATATAGCTTATTTTCGTCGCCCTGTGCCTCGTCTATGAGTTTCTGAGCGTACATATCTGAACACTCAAGTTTAGTTTTTAAAAATTCTTTGGTTACCATGTATCTCGCTCCCTGAAATCGTCTCCGATTACTCTTACTTTTCTTGCATTGTGTTTCATTCTTGAATTGATACGTTGCCAGTTCATATTTTGATTTAGTTCTTTATCACTAAAGTTAGTTGTAAAGATGTTGTTTTTACCTACTCTGTTATCAACAATGCTGAAAAGTTTGTTTAAAGTGTGTTCTGTGTTCTCTACACCCATATCATCTAGTACAAGTAAATCAATATCGCTTAACAATCTGACTAACTCATCTGTAGTCTCAACTGCATTTTTGTTGTATGTTGCTTTGATACGATCCATTAACATTGGTATATGCATAAAAGCAACCGTATGTCCTTTAGCTTTAACTGCTTTTGCGATAGCGTATGCTAGGTGGCTTTTACCAGTTCCGTATGAACCTTGCAATATTAATGATTTCGGTTCTTTTGTAGAGAAGCCTTGTACATACTCTATTGCTGTTTGTTTAGCTTGTACTTGTTTTTCATTTTGTGGCTTATAGTTGTTAACTGTTGCATCTCTTAAAGACGGATTAACATTTGATTGATTGAAAATATAATCAAGTTTCTTTTGTTTATTCCTTTTGTATTCTTCATAAGCCAATCTTTGAATTTCACATTCGCAACCGTCTTTGTATTCATATCCATTTTCAAACTTATATAAGTCATATTGACGCCCACATTTATCGCAATTCTGTCTTAGTATTACTTCGATTGGTTGATACTTTTTTAAACTTTCGTTTATTTTTTCGTTGAATAACGGTTTCATAACATCCTCCTAGTCCCAATAACTTTCGTCGTACTTCATGCGTTCCAATTGATCTATGCCAGTTTCTTTAATCTCTTCGCTATAATCATTCATATAGCTTTCGTTAGTTAAGAACGTTTTAGGGTACTTTTGATATTGTTTGTCTGTAATAGTTTTTAAATACTCACGAGTACCTTGCATGATTTGTTCAAAAGAATGTTTCTTTAAGCATGATTTGAATTTAGTAAAAGATATTTTCTTATCTTTCTTCTTGTCGTAAAGTTTCCACCATTCCTCAAATTGCTCATGCGTAACGTCAGTTGCGCTATTATTAATTGTCTTATTGTTATTTGTATAATTGTTATTTGTAATACTGTTAATTGTAGTGGGCTGGTTGTCGAGCGATTGAATTTCAACCGATTGAATTTCGACCGGTCGAGAATCAACCCATCGAGGACTGTGGTAAATTGTGTATAAATTACTTCCATAGATATTACCGTTTTGTTTTCTGTCAACTTGTAAATACCCTGCTGTTTCTAACTCTTTTCTTGCTCTTTGATACCGTTGCTTACCTATGGCTAATTCATGCTTTATTAGATCTACACTTGGAAAAGCTGTTTCATCTACACCAGCATATGAAGATAAGTAACTGTACAACGCCTTTGCTTCAATACTTATCGTTGTGTCTTTCATCACTCGCTTAAAAACAAGACCGTAACCAGTAATGGAATTTTTGATTTTATCTTTAGACATTTAAAACTTCTCCAACCAACGTATTATGGAAATCTGTATATATACTTTCTAGTTCATTAATTATTTCTGAAATATCTCTATTATCGAGAGTTCCAATTTCTTTTTCGTAAGCGAGTAAATCAATGTTTATTTTATCCATCTCTTTTTCGATGTTTTTAAGAATATTTTTTAAATGTTCATTTCCAACTCTATTCTTTCTGCTACAATTACACTTTTGGCAAAGTACAGTTAAATTTGACATTTCATTTGTACCACCTTTTGAAATTGGTATTTTATGCTCTATTTGCAAACAATCTACACTATCGAAAATATTCGAACACATAACACACTTATAAATTCCTTGCGTTAATTCGTTTTTGATTTTTCTTTTTTTAGCACTGTTCCATTTCGGCTTGCTCATTGACACTCTTCCTCTCTAACATTTTCCGTAATTATTGAGTAGTAACTTGGTTGATCAGTCATATTGATTCTCCTTTCTGGTATAATTTTGTTATCGCTACTGCGTTAGATTGGGGGTGAATAAAATATGGAAAAACCTTATATGTTAACATATGATTTAAACTCACCCGGACAAAAATATGAGGAATTGAGAAATGTTATAAAAAAGGAAATTTCTAATGGTCATTGCAATTATTGGAAATCTTCATTTTTATTCCGTTCTTCTTTATCAACTTCAGAAATGATAGAAAAGTTGAAACCTTATCTCGATTCTGGAGATAAGCTGTTTGTTACAGAAATAGTCAATAACAAACAAGGGTGGTTAACAAAAGAACAATGGGATTTTATCAACCATAATATTTTTATTTAGGTTCTTTTATTGAATCTTTTGTTATATCAGGAAAACCTTTAGAATCCTCAGGGGTAAATTTTTTAATTTTTTTTGCGCTTCTAATCTCTTCCGCCAAGATGACGATTAGGAGTGCTATTTTTATTATTCTTAGTCTATTCATTCCTTTTTCTCTCCTTTCAGCATTTTATTGAGCCTCTCATCAACTTTTATCCACGAGTCATGCAAGTGGTATTTATCATCAAACGACTTAACGCCAATCGCATGTTGCTCGTTGTGATGTTCGCGACATAACGCTAATACATGTTTGTCATAGTGGTTCATTTTGTTTCTGTTCATGCCTCTGCCGACTGCTTCATAATGTGCCAGGTCTGCGTGAGGCTTTCCGCATATTACACAGTTGCGGTTGATTGTAGCCCAATATAATAACGCTTTATCTTCGCTTAACAACTTACTCGTTTCTACACTCATAGGTATTTGATGATGAAACATAAACGCTATAATCAGTTCTATTAACTCCCTTGCAACTTTCATAGAACAGTCGCGCAGACTGATTTCTTCATAACCTTTCATAATTTCCAATTCTGTTTGTAATAATTTTCTAGTTGATTCTACTGGTTCGCCCCAGTGAAGTTCTATATCTCTACACATTGCGAATATTTTTTTGCGTTGTTCTATAGATAGTTTTTTATTGTCCGGAACCTCTACTTCTGCTTTTAGTGGATATCCGTTTTCTAGTAAGTCAATGTGACTTTGTTCAAGTTCAACACCAGTAGCAACGACGGAATAAGTACCGTCATTGTCTTTCTGGTATCTTGTAATGTATTGCATTTAAACCACGTCCTAGAACGGTAAATCATCATCATTGATTTCTATTGGACCATTAGCATTAGCGAATGGGTTTGATTGTTGACTCATTGGCGTCTGTTTCCCATTTGCTTGCTGTTCTTTTTGTTTCATCTCATCAGTTTTAGGTTCTGGTTTATTAACTACTTCATCGTCTTTATTCCAAACTTTTACATATGAGAGTCTTACAAAATACTTGCCTTGTTCCTCGTTAAATTTATTTTTAAGTACAATAGTTCCGATTTTGTTAATTAATTGATCTGTGTCAAAAGTTAAATCTGGTAAGTTCAATTTAATTCCTAATCTACTAAGTAACTCGATATATTGTTTTTCTTGATAATCTTGTTGGAATGGTGGGACGAATTGGTTGTGTTTGTATTGTTTACCTTCGTTGTTTTCAAAAACAATCGTGAAGTATCTGTTTTCTCTGTCGTTAAACTCGACATTTGCAACTTTTACTGTAAATTCTCCAGCTCCTAAAAAGTCCCCACCTTTCATGAATGCCTCTTGATTAGTTTCTTGAATGTATTGTGTTCTACCAGTGATTTTCATAATTTTTATACCGTCCTTTTAATTAATTTTTAATTACCATTTCTAATTGCTTGTACAACATCGTTAATACTTGGATTAATGAAACGTTTGTTGTTAATTTTGATGTTGCTTGAGTGTCTTATCTTTGTCTCGAATAAATTTGATGGTTCAGCGTTAAGTACATATTGATAAGTTTTTTCGCCGTCTTGCTCATGTTCTTCTATTGTCATTCTTGCTAACACGTCAGATTGACTGATGACTGCTTTTTTTTATTTGGTCTTGTGCCTCTATCGTGATTGTTGGATTGATAGTACTTCCCTCATCATCTTTGTCTTTGTTAATGCCCTCGTGTCCGCTTATAGCAAGATGAAATTGATAATGTTCTTGTAATTTAGAAATATAACGATAAATACTTACAATGCGTGTAGCACACTCGCCCCAATCATTAAATGTCGGTTTCTTTGATTTACCGTCCATGATGTCGTCCATAGTGATATCACGTAACTTTTGGATTGTTTCAATCACTACAACATCAATTTGTTTTCCGTTTTCTCTTAGTTGTTCAATAATTTTAGGCAGCATTTTAATCACTGCACTAAAATGCTTATAATTCTTAATCTGCACAACTGCCCCATCTTCTGTTACCGTTGTTCCGTCCTCATTTATATCTAGTACTAAGGTATTGTTATCTTTTGTTAAAAACGTAGTTTTACCAGTACCGAACTTGCCGTATATCGCAAATTTATAAAACTTGTTTGCATTTTGTTTGCTGATGTCTTTTACACCTAGTTGCGTTAAAATATCGACATCTTGATTAGTTTGTTCAGTCATGTTCTACCTCCTCGTACTCAATAGTTTCTGTCACTGTTTTCTTGATTGCTTTGTGATAATCCATATTGATACTCGCTTCTTCCATACCGTTAAACTCCCTAGCTCTATTTCTATTTGTGGAGTAACTAATATCTGAATTGTTATCAGTTGGTTTGTTAGTTATATAAATTGGCATATCCCTATGACGAATGATATAAGTTACAGTCTGCTTCATAGCGACCTCCTACCATTTCATGACTAAGTTAATTAGTCTGTCCTGTTCATCTGTGTTCTCTTCAATCCATTCGTTTATAACGTCGTGCATTGCATCCATTGCAATATATAGTTCGCTTAAATCTACGACATGAAATGATTTAAGTGGAACATTATTCATATCCTTAACTTGTATACTGATACCGTCATGTCTCTTCATCGCAGACACTTTAAATTCGAACCCGTTAAAGTTTATAATTTTATTTTTTATCTCACCCGCTTTGTAATACATTCTTTTAGTCCTCCTTGTATTCTTCGTACTCCTCTTCGCACTCCTCGTTATCTTCTTCGTTTTGTAATTCATAAATTTTGTTTTTCAGTTTTATATTTTCTTTTTCCAATTTTTCGTTTTTTCTTTCTTCCGCAAAATACTTACCTCTGTAAGTATCTTCTTCTTTATCTTTAACAGCCTTTATTTCAATAAGTTTTCTGTACTCGTTCAATGTGATTGTTACTGTCAATTCTTGATTTGCTACAAAATTATCTTCTTCATTTCTGTATCCTGAGAAATCTTTAGTGTAATAATGTTGTTCTGTTTTAATATTTTCAGCCATAGTTGACTACCTCCGTATATTTTGATTTAATTAAGTTGTATATTTTGATGAACACTTACTGTTACTTGTTGGCGCAAGTAGCAGTTTTTTATTCTTCATAAAAGTATTCTTTATAGAATATGAAAGTTGCAATACTTGCGAATCCCGAAATTGACCATGCTGTAGTGAAGTATAGAAACGGCATAAGTACAATTGCTAAGACTGTGAAGCATAGCACTGCTACTAGGTAGCTTTTATATGTGTCGCTCATTTAATATCCTCCTAATACCATTTTTTATGCTTTCTGATCAAATACTCTTCCAATTTAGAAATATTAATCAGAGTGCCTGTTGGTGAATAATCAATGTATAAATTTTCTACACCTAAATTATCTTTGCGGTAATATTTCAACCAGTTGTATACTGTACTTCTACATACTCCAAACAATTGATGGATTTGTGTAGGTGTTGCGTATAACTTTTTCACAAATTTTTCTTCGCCTCTATATGTGTTTTCTGGTGTTGGTGGTACTATGATTTTTGGCATTTCTATCTTTCCTTTCGTGTATAATGTTGTTATTTGCTAATAGTTTGTTCGGCGAACTTCAAAAGGCGACGAGCAGATTCAGTAGAATTTTCAGCATCTTTCGGTATGGTTAAAGATTTGTTGTTTAGATAGTCACTCAACGCCCTGCTACTAATCACAGGTTTTCTAGTGTGCTTCTCAATCTTCCAAACCTTCCACGTCACAACTGCCATTGTGATGAGGAGGGTTGTTTTACACAATTTGTTCACTGTGAATCCTCCTTAAAAAACAAACTTCTAAATCCTGATTTTTCATATCTACCGGGTCTGCCTTTTTCACTCTTTGCATAATGCTCTATGTTTATGTCGTAACCACCTTCGTAATTTCCGTTTCTAGTTACCCATAAAAATTTAACTACTCGTTTGCTCTTCAGCTCTCCACCTTTATAAATGACTAATGGAACGCTGTTTTCATCTTTCACTTTGATGACAATTAGATCTTTGTGTCTGATATTTTTGTTGAACTTTTTTAAAATCTCCCTCATCTCATGAATTTTTTTCAATATTAATTTCATTACTTTTTGAATGTTCATTTGTTACATCTCTTTTCGTGTATAATATTGTTATCTCCTACAGAGAGGAGGTAAGGAATCTATATAAAACCTGTTATCATAGAATCGCGGACAGAACACCGAAAATCAGAGCCACAAGTGACAGAGTTAACATCAGTAAATAAGGTAAGTGCTCTTTCCAACCCCAAGGATGGTTTTTTAAAGAAGTTTTTATATCATTTAAAATCTTAAACATTTGAAATCCTCCTTTTTCGTCACTCTTTAATTGGAGTGGCGTTGATTTTTTTGTCTAACTTTTTCAATGCTAATTTGTAAATAACTGAAGCATGTTCGGTTTTAAAATGAGATTCAGCAATAATTTTCAATGTTTCTAATTTATTTCTTGCATCACCGTATGTGGTACTTTCTGATAGAACACCTTCTAAAATTTGTTGAACTCGATAATCTAAAAGTTTTAAGTCTTTATTGATGCATTGTTCGACACACTCTTCTTTGGTTAATGTGATTTGTTCCATAGTGTTCTCCTATTAAGATGTTTGTTTTTCTCCTAAAAACTTATTAACAAAGTATTGTTGTCCTTTGCCTGTTACTTTTGGCGTCTTACTAATTGATGTGTGACCGTCCGAATGTGTGATTGATGTTTCTTTAATTTCGAATAACTCACGTTCCATTGAATACTGTGTAGGCATGTTATAATCCACACCCTTGCGTTTAATAAGGAATCCGTTTTGACGTAACCACTCAAACAATCTGCGTTGCCCGATGTTTACACCGTTTTGTTTAATGATCTTTGCTAACTCTCCAACTAAAATTGATGTCTTAGTAGTAGCTACTGCATCTGCAAATACAATTTTTGGTTTATCACGTTCAATCTTTGTTTCTAATTGATTGATTGTGTTGTTAGCAATTTTTAAAGCACGTTGCATAATCATTTCTGGGCTGTTCCATGCTTTTTCAACTTGGATGAAGTATTGTCTTGCACGTTTACCAGGTTCACTGCGTTGAATCATTGCGATTTCTTTTGCAGTGTCTAGTGTGAGTGCGTGGTCAGTTTGATTCTGACGACCTCCTAGTGGGTTATGGACAAAAATGTCCGTGACTACATAATCGATATTTTCTTCAAATCCGTAATCACTCATTCTTTCAAACCATTTTTTGTATGGAGTCTTAACCTCTAATGCTTGATGAAGTTCTCGACCGCTGATTGCGATTTCTCCGTTTTCTTTTTCTTGTATGTTGAACATTTCGCCGATGTTCGATTTTGTTTGTAATGCTTGCATATTGTTTATGCTCCTTTCGTGTATAATTTAGTTATCTCCTAGTGAAAGGAGGTGAATATTATGAAAAACTACTATCACCTTTTGTCTTTCGATGACGATTTAGCTAATGATGCAGCCAACGATCTGTTAAAAGAAGGTTGGGATATCGTTCATGTTGGTACAAAATTAGTTAAAATTTTGGATAATGGACAAGCGTACTACAATACTGAATACGTTCTGGGCGGAACTAAAAATCAGTATGAAAAATATTTAGAAGATTGCCAGCAGTCCGAGTTAGATTATTTTTAACTTATGTTTTTCTGCGGTTATTAGCTAAATACTTTTGTTCTCTATCAATTAGGTAGAGAACTTTTTTAATTTCGGTGTAAGAAAACTTTTCTAGTTCAATACATTGATTAATTACAGACATTAAATTCTTTTGTTTATTATTTAAATTCTTCTTTTGGATTTTTAAAGAATAAATTTCTTTCATATCTCCCATAATGTTTATGCTCCTTTCATGTATAATGTTGTTATCAACCTAAGGAGGTGATAAGTATGAAACTTCTAGTTACTTTAAAGGATGGTTCAAAAAAACATGTTTCGGATTTAAAGAAAATTGTTTTTCCAGGATATGAAGGAATTGAAACTGTTACAAAAGAGGAAATCGAAACATTTTTTCTAGACCCTACTAAAACTTATGTGTTTGTTGGATCTCAAACTCTAAGTGTGGAGGCAGGGCAAATCCTTACCGTTGAATTTAGCTAACCTTTTTCAACAACTCTGCAACTGCTCGCAACAGTTCAGGGTTGTTGTTTCTTTCTAAACAGTAACTAGCATGCTTGAGTAATTTGAGTTTTAATTTATTTTTTTCTTTCGCAATTCTAAATTTTTGTAACATTTGTTGTTCCTCCTTTATTCGAAATCATCGATAGTTAATTCTGAAACTCTCTTTTCATAGATGTATAAATAATAGTTTTTGATTTCTCGATAAACTTTTGCTGCTAGGTTGTATTCACTTTCACTCAAGTCTGAATTAAGTGTCACTCCAAAAATTGATAATGTTAATTTTCTAATATGGTCATGAACATCTTGTACATAAGCTTTTTGATGAATTGATTCGAAGCCATGCTGATACTTTTTTAGCGGAATCGGATGATTGAGCTTCCTCAATCTTCCTAGCGACAAATCTTTTGCGAAATTGAGTTTTTTATTGATTTCTTCTAAATCGTCATTATTGATTCTTACTTTACTGAAAATTGCACCTGAGCTGATTGGTTTCTTACCATTTATAGCCTCTCTAACTTCTTTCGCTATAATTTCTTTGAACTCTTCTTTGGTTAACGTGATTTGTTCCATTGCGTTCCTCCTATTAAGATGTTTGTTTTTCTCCTAAAAACTTATTAACAAAGTATTGTTGTCCTTTGCCTGTTACTTTTGGTGTACGTGATACTTTACTTGAACCATCTGGATTATTAATTATTCGTTTTTTGATATCCAAGATTTTTAGATCCATACTCTTTTGAGTTGGTAAGTTATAACTTTCTCCACTCTTTTTAATGAGATATCCATTATTTCTTAACCATTTGAACAATCTGTTTTGTCCTATATCAACACCGTTTTGTTTAAGTATTTTCGCTAGTTCTCCAACAAGTATTGAATTATCACTACCAGCTACCGAGTCAGCGAATAATACTTTTGGTTTGTTAACTTCTACTTGCTGTTGTAAAAGTAAGTTTTGCTCTTTTTCTTTCTTATACTCAGTCAATACTGTAATAATGTAGTCTGGATCTTTTAATGTTTGTTCAATTACATTGTCTGTTGCGTAGATACCGTGTTTGCGAATGGCTGGTAAAACTTCATCAAACACCCATTCTTCAAATTGTTCTGCTTGTGGTATTTCGAACGTGAGATTAATCTGTATAAGTTACCTTCATCTATGAACTTTTTGTTTTGTTTTCTTCCAAGTGAATCGATGACGTCGTGATTCACGACCCCACGTCGTTTTACGTGTCTGCTTATTGCATCTCTAGGGTTTGAATATCCTAAAGTCATAGCGACTTCCGTCGCCGGAAACCACTGCTTACCTTCAATGGTTAAAATTTCTAAATCTCCAAATTGCGAATTTTGAAATCTTTGTAATGCTTGCATTGTTCGTTCCTCCTTTTAAGATGTTTGTTTTTCTTCGACTAAAACGTATTTATAATACGATTCATCTTTTAAAAAAATAATCTCATCAATAGAGATATCTAATGTTTTAGCAATTCTAAAGGCGTCTCTAGGTTTAATCATTTCTGGATTGTTTTCCCAAATGTTATAAGTAGACGGCGAAATCCCGAGTTTTTCAGCGAAAGATGACTGTGTGTAACCTTTTCGTTTTCGCCATTCATCTAATTTCAAACTATGTTTGATGTAGTTCATTTTTTTGCCTCCTTGTTAAGTTCTGACTAAAGTATATCGTAATTAAAATGCGATTGCAAGTATTTTTCGTAATCATTTTAGAGATTTACGTATTTTTATTTTTGTAAATCGTATTTTAAGGGTTGCAATTACGATTTTTCATAGTATAATGAAAGTGTAAAAACATTATATATAAGGAAGGAAAACAAAATGGCTTTCAAAAATTCCATAAAAGAAATCAGATTGAACAATAGATTGTCTAAAGTTGAGATGGCTAGAAAATTAGATGTTTCCGAAGGTACTATAAGAATGTGGGAAAGCGGAAGAACTGAACCTAGAATGGGTATGGTCGAAAAAATTTCAAGTTTGTTCAATGTTTCTAAAGGTTACCTATTAGGAGAAATTGAGGAAATTGTTTTGCCAGAATTTGATAGCGAAATCGAGGTTCCATATTTCGGTAAAGTTTCTGCTGGAAATTTCGAAGAAGTTGCAATTGATAATGAAAAATTAAAAGTTCCACCACTTGCTTTTAACGGTCGTAAACCTAGCGAATGTATAGCACTAAAAATAAACGGAGATAGCATGAATAAAATACTCGCTAACGGTTCTTATATAATTGTCCATGATTATAGAAAGTCTTGTGATCATAAACTTAACAGCAATGACATCCTTGTATTACGTCTAGGTGGTGAATATACAGTTAAGCGTGTGAGACGTACTGAAACAAAACTACATTTAGACCCAGTAAGCTATTCAGATGAATTTAAAACTAATTCTTACGATTTAGATTCTATTGATGAAATCGAAGTGATAGGCAAAGTTATTTATAACTATCGTATTTTTGATTAATAACGTCTATTTAGTGATTTAATATAAATATAAACAAAGGAGAAATTGACATGAAAAAAGCAATCTTAACTTTAAGTCTTATATTTATTACCTACTACCTCACTTTTAAATATATGTGGATTAAAGAATTGAAGTATTAACAGCTTTTTATAGCCCTTTAATATAAAAATCAAAAAACGCCTACTAGTGTAGACGTTGAATGGTGGTGAGAATTTTATGGCGGATAAAAACAAAAAACAAGAAGCTACCCGTAGTAACCCAATAAACAAAAGTTTTGAAAAGCCGGGTGCCAGCGAAAACTTAAAAAGTACTTTATCAGAAAAAGCTAAGAAAAAAGATTAATATTCATTCATTAAATATAAATCCAATTTAATTTGTTGTTTAAGGTCTACAAGTGTATGTTTAATATACAATTCATCGTTTGACGGTAAATCAGATACTTTGAAATCTTGTCGCTCAACCTCTAGTAAATCGAAATCGCTACCAGCTGAATTATAGGTTTTAAGTTCACCCTCTTCAATGATTCTGTTTTCAAAGTCTTTAATAACTATAAATACTGGTTTACCGTTGTTATTAAACAACTTGTCTCTTTTGTCTAATAAGCTTATACAATCCAAATTCATAAACTTTCTTGTTTCATTAATTAACCAGATAATGAATTTAACAATTAAAGGATTAAATACAAGCACTGTTAAAACAAAAATAATTAGAAACCAAATATTTGCTTTTAGACCTGTAAGCAACTGAAGTAAACTCAAATTTTTTAAATCAACATTATTAAAAATTATAAAAGTATAAAACCATATCAAACATGTTTCAATAGAAAAAATCAATAATACAGGAGTATTGATAATCTTGTTTTTTTCACTAACTAAACCTATCATTGTTAGATATTTATATGGTATGTAACCTAAAACTCCTGTAAGAAGAAGCGCCCCTAGAAATTGAGTCATCTTATCACCTGCTTTTTATTTTATTATAACATATTTAGTACCTAGTACTAAATTTTGGGTAGCCCACCTACCCTTATTATTTTTTACAAATTTACAGAACGTACGTTCTCTCAGGAGGTATAAACATGTGGATTGAAAAATTTAAAAACAAAAATAACGAAACTAAATACAGATACTACGAGAAGTATAAAGATCCATACACAGATAAATGGAAGCGCGTAAGTGTTGTGTTGAACAAGAATACAAAACAATCACAAAAAGAAGCAATGTTTCGTTTAGAAGAAAAAATAAAAGAAAAACTAAACAACAAGTCGTCAAGCGAATTAAAAACTTTGACTTTTCACGCGCTATTAGATGAATGGCTTGAATATCATATAAAAACATCAGGTTCAAAGTTGACTACTCTTAATAATATAAAAATAAGAATTAAAAACATTAAACGATACTGCTCTGAGAACTTGCTTTTAAACAAACTTGATACAAAATATATGCAGATATTTATTAATAAATTATCAGATATCTATTCTCAAAATCAAGTAACCCGTCAACTCGGAGATATGAAAGGAGCTATTAAATATGCAGTTAAATTTTACAATTATCCAAATGAATATTTGTTAACTAATGTCAAAATTCCTAAAAGAAGAAAAACAATAGAGGATATCGAAAAAGATGAATCTAAAATGTACAACTATTTAGAAATGAACCAAGTCCTACAGATACGTGATCATATACTAAATGATAATAAGTTACACAAGCGAAATCGCATTTTAATTGCCAGCATCTTAGAAGTACAGGCTTTAACTGGTATGCGCATAGGAGAACTACAAGCACTGCAGGAAAAAGATATAGATTTATTAAACAAAACTATCAATATAACAGGTACAATTCACCGCATTAAATACGAGGAAGGATTCGGATACAAAGACACTACAAAGACTATAAGTTCAAAAAGAAGTATCAGCATCAATTCTAGAACCGTAGAAATTTTTAAAAAGATAATACTGGAAAACAAAATGTTGAAAAGATGGAATTCGAGCTATGTTGACAGAGGGTTCATATTCACAACAAAAAAAGGGAATCCTTTATGTAATAATCAAATCGCCGGTGTGCTTAAGAAAACTACAAAAGCTTTAAATATGAATAAGAAAGTTACCACGCACACATTTAGACATACACACATAACTTTATTAGTAGAAATGAATGTTTCTTTAAAAGCAATTATGAAAAGGGTAGGACATGTAGATGAAAAAACAACCATTCGCATATATACTCATGTAACTGAAAAAATGGATAGAGAACTAACTCAAAAACTCGAAAACATTCCAAGTTAGCTTAAATCTGCCCTTTTTTTGCCCTTATGTTTTTTACAAGCTTTATAAAACGCTTGAGAACACTGGCGTTAAAGCTTTTCTTGAATTAAATATATCATCATAATGAGATGGTTCAAAAATTTGATTAACAATTAATGGCTTCATATTTCTAACAATGTCATCTAAGTGATTTTCTAAAATTGGTGAAGCTGTTTTTAAGTTATTTAAAAATTCATCTAAATTTTTAAGTT